CTTTGTCACTGCCTCGCCGTACTCACGCAAAACAGGTGAAAACACGTTTTCAATATCATTTCGGCAAAACCATCTGCCATTGAATTCAGGCAACCTGAATACGTGCAGTTCATTGCCTTGCTTCATTACGAACCCTGATAGCTGGCCTGCACGTTTGATTTCGACAAACGTCCACCCTTCTGTGAACTTGTAGCCAGAAATTGACTCAGCCTCACCTTGTGTCATCAGGGGTTAGTTTCATATCCTGAAGCAACCAGCGTGATACTTGTAACAGCACCCGCCAGAGCCTGCAACGTACCACCAGCTGCCAATGTCTGCCCAATAGCAGAGCCTACGTTGAACGATTCACCAGCTGCCAAGGTACGTGCTGACAGAATCATGTTTGAAGCTGTAGCAGAGCCACCGGACGGAACTAGGTGCACAGTCGCAGTAACCGCACCCGCCGTGGTGTTGGTAAGAGTACATGCTGAAATGGTTGTCAGCGTGTTAGCCGGAACCGTGTAGTAAGTTGCAGCCGCTGCTGTCAGTTGCGAACCGTCTACGATGCGTTTTGGTAGTCTTTGCATTATGCGAACCCGGTTATTACACCGTCCTGAATTGTCACGGTCTTGCCGACTAGCGATGCCGTGGTTATGGTTGCGTTTATCCCGATTGGGCCTGCCTGCACAATGTCAGGGATAGTGTCTGACTGGCTCACCTGTTGAGCTAGTACCTCTGTAGCTATCTCAGGGTTTCCGCTTTGCTGAACGTCTGTATAGGCAACGTTTAGGTCAGACTTTGACGAATCGCTTACAACATCTGAATAGGTATCCGAGCCAGATGAACCAAGAATCCCGCCTGTGCGGTTCATTAGCTCAGTCAAAGCCCTGTAAGCCTCTGCCGTGAGCGTTCCATCGTCGTTTACAAACCTGACACGCGAGGGAAAAAGAACTAATGCTGTCATATGTCAACCACCGCACTGAACACAGCGAATTTCACAGGGTCACTCATAGAGATTTCCCATACCCGATTGCGCCCCTGGCCTAAACGATTGAACCTAGCCCGAGCGCCGTATTCGCCAATCTTGCCAACCGTAGCCGTTTTCTGACTAGACCATGTGTGTCCACCGTCATTCGACCAGCGCAGCATTAGCTGTGGGTCAGAGCCTTGTCCGGACGATAGCCCCACACCCGTTTCCATGTCCACCTGAAGCGAGGCAAAGAAAATACGTTCTTGCAGGTTTTCCGCAGTCTGACTAGCCCGGATTCTCACCAATGGGTCACCGTTATCAGTGAAGGTGTCCAAGTCAAGCGCGTAGACTTTGCCTGTTTCCCAATCACCAACTAGGTGCTCACTAAAGAAGCACGAGCAATTGGCTCTCCAACGCCCCATATCGCCCGTAGACGGGTTTCTCCATGAGCGTTCATGCCATTGCTGCGTAGCTGCGTCATAAACCCATGTAGCCCCGTTTGTGGGGAACGTAAGGACATAGAAGATATGGCCTTCTTGCTGATAGGTGAAGGCAAATGCGTCTGATAGTGTGTAACTGCCCATTGCGAACTCAAGCGCATGAGTAGAAATCCGCATAGGTGTGTAACCATTGGCTCTCCACACAATCCCTTGGCCTCTATCGTCAGCACCTAACCAAAAGACGGTGTTATCAGCTTTGGCAACAGTCCCGCCAGCAGCGCAACCGTGCTCGATAAACGTGTTACCTGAACGTTGGAATGGGAAGTCAGTCGAACCCGTATTCACCCACACTTCAGCCGATTGGTCGCCAAATAGCCATAGTTCTCGGTGATCGGAAATAATCCCGATTGTGTTGTCCGGCGCACCTTCAGCGGATGCAAAATCAAGTGCATCCCATGCGGCCCCATCGTAAGCCGTGGTGTTGATCCAGAATGAGGGGGAGCCTGTCTTAGCCGATACGATGAAATAACCATCTTGGTAAGTGGCACGTTTCACACCATTGGGGAAGTCTGCATCCGTAATGGTTGACAGAACACCCGTTGACGTTGAAACCAAGTAACCCGCAGAACCATCGACAATCAGAATCTGCTGCCCGTTCGATGCAATTCCTAGTTCACCAGATGATGTTCCAATCGTTCCCAAAGCGGTGTATGCGTATGACGAATTAACGCGATATACCGTGTTGCCTGCTATCCAGTACGAATACGAGTCTTGAGTGATACAGCCGCGAACCGGGAATGTCGGCAGGGTAAACCGCAGGATAGTCCCCGGCGTTCCATATAAGGCAATCGGAGCGCGTGGGCTTGCACTATCCATCTCCAGGTAGCAATTCACCGCACGTTGCGCGTCAGCATTGGAACTGCGCGAAAGGTACGCAGGGCCAACGAAAGGGACTTTGACCTTGCTCATAGTCCGATGTAGAAGTTAAGCCGGGGGTTTGGAATGTTTGCATTCAACTCTGGAATGTTCACATTCGTCCTGCGGATAGCCCGACGCGCATTAGCTGCTGTCCTGGCAATCATTGGGTCAAGCGGTTTGATACCCGGTGCGAGTTCTTCAGCTAGGGAATACTCCAAAGCCTTCTTGTAACCAGGGACTAGGGAATACTGCGTTCCAGTGTCTGCGAATTGTGTAAGGTACACATCGCAGGGAAGGTGAATCTCCACCGGAGAAATCGGAACAGGGAAGAACCACACCCGCGCCGTGTCGGTGTTTCCGTCGTAGTAGAAGTACTGAGGAAACGTGCTAGTTATTGTCTTAACCGTGATGCGTTCGTACTGTTCACGGTTTATCTCATACAGGGGATAGTCAACCCCGTTGATGCGGGTGAATGCACCTGAATTGATGTTTGTAGGGCGTACTGTGTCAAAGTTCAACCCCGTGCCGACAGTCGCAGACTGTCCAGAGACAGTTGCTGTCACTTCATTTACAGAGACTATGAAATAGCCCTGCGTGTTCCATGAGTCAATCATGGAGTTCAAAGCATCCAAGCCGTATTGAGCGTCATCAGCCGACAATGCTTCGCCTGCGGCCTTGTATCCTAAGAGCGCATACGCCCTATCAATAATTTGCAGTGCTGTTGTCATTTGTTCTCTCTAATCAGCCAAAGAAAAGCCCCCGCAACCTTGTGAGTCGAAGGGGCAGGTCTTTAGTTGCTCAGGATACGGCAAGCAAGTTCAGGGCGAATAGTCTTATACCCATAAAGCACATCGATACGACATGGGATGGTGTCCGACGAGATTGCGTACTGGCGAGCAATACGAATCGAGATGCCGTCATACACTTCACGCGCACCCCATGCACCGTACTGGCTCACATCTTCCAAGTCTGCGGTTGCAAACGTGAAGGCGTTTTCATGGAAAGCCAGCGATGGTTTGTAGATGGCAGAAGCACCACCAACTTTGACCACTGCGCCACCGTTGGTAGGCGATGCGGACACGTTCTGAGTACCGCCAGAGGTGACGATAGACGGAGAGATTGCCAGAGTACCGGCGCCGCCTGCGTAGTCAGCAGTAATCACGAACTGTTGCAGCACGCCTGTATCTGCCTTCGACTCAGGGTGAACACGGTTGCAACCTACGAAGGTCACAATGTCGCCGCGCTTGAAGGTTGTAGCACCAACAGCAACGATCACACCGGAACCAGTTTGACCAGCGCCATTGACCGTGTAGGTTGTAGCAGATGCAGACGTGCCAGTAGTTTGGTTAGCCAACAGAGTGTTTTCGTAGATGTCACCGAAACCAGCCGTGCGACCAACCATACCGTCACGGTACTGAGCCGCAATGGTAGAACCGTCTTGGAACAAGCCTTTCAAGCTGTCAACCAAGTCCAAATTGTCTTGAGTGTTCAAGATCAATTTGCGTTGTGACGAGGGAGCCAGCGAGTCAGTCAGTGCCTTGCGTCCGCCCAGAACCTTGTTCAAGGAGATAGCCGAGCCAACGTTGTTCACGCCTTGGTAAACGTCCAGAGCCATGCTCAGTGCGTCAGCTTCAATATTCGCAGCCAGTACAGCCATTGCTGGCTCAAGGATACGCGCAGAGAAATCGTCCAAAGATAGTGTCAGTTCATTTGTGGTGAACGTGGTATCAACGCCCTTTTGTGTTGCCACGGAGAGGGTTGTGCTGTTTTCAGTGGTGTCCTGAGTTGTCAGCGTTGCGCCAGTGCGAACCGTGTATTGGTTCGGCAGGCGAATCTTCAGCGCAGAGCCGATTTTTGCACCGGACTTGGCGAACGAGTCGTCATATTGACGGTTGATGTTGCCAACGAAGTTCAGTTTCTGATGCAGGATTTGCAGAGCCTTGCGGGTCACTGCGGTGGGGGTAAGTATGCTGTTTGCCATGATACACTTTCTGGTATAATTAGTGTGTGACTCACCCCAAACCCTGTAACCAAGGAACTACATGGAAACAATCTCAATAAATGGCACGGAATTTCGCCGCTATGACCATCTATATGTCGTGTCGCGTAGTGGAATAGTTCTTAGAAATTTGATCCCTTGCATACCGATACTTAGGCCAGATGGCTACGTAAGTGTTGGCAGGCGAAGGCTCTTGCATCGCATGATTGCTACTTGCTGGTGTGATAAGCCTGAAGGCTCCAATCACGTCCATCACAAGAATCACAACAAGCAGGACAACCGCGCATCAAACCTTGAGTGGCTTACCCAAAGGAACCACCTAAAAGAACACCACAGCGATAACGGGCGTGGTCATTTAATGTCTGATGCAGGTAAACAAAGATTGCGCCAACTCCGCACAGGTTCTATTACCCGCGAAGAAACCAAGCAAAAGCAGCGTGAAGCGTCTATCCGTTTGGGATGTAAGCCGCCGCCACGTCAAGTTGGTACTAAGTGCAGTCCTGAAGCTATCGCCAAAATGCGCGACAACAGTCCTAATTCAATGCAGTGTGAAATATTTGGCATCGTCTATCAGTCATTCTCTGAGGCCGGTAGAGCCTTGGGAGAAAAACATCACACACTTCGCAAACGATGCTTGTCTAAGAACTTCCCTGATTACAAGATTCGGGAATAAGCCACGGTTTTGTGGACTACCGTCTATTCGTGCGTTTCCATTCCTTTGCCATCCACGAGGAAATGTCATCGTCATCACTAGGATTTGGCGACGATGTTGCTTTTCCGCGTGAACCAACTGGGGTGATGGGTTCGGGCGCTTTTGACGGTTTAGCTTGCGGTTTCGCAGCTATCTCGCGTTCAATGCGGGACAGCTCTAAGGCGGCTTTGACCGGAGACATATTTGCAATCTTCAGTGCTACTGAAGGGTTCTTGCCTAGGTGGTACGCCACTTCATGCCCAAGGTCGCTCTCTGCGATGTACTCAGCCATGTTTGTGTTGATTGGCAAATTCGGATTGCCAACTACATCGTTGAAATCAGGGTACTTTTCAGACGCTTTTTCTGCTTTCTCCAGGAATGTCTCTGACAGACGATCCTGTTCTGCTTGCTTCTGACGTTGCTCTAACTTCTCCGCAGCGCGTTTCTCTGCAAGATGCTCGATCTGAGCATTCAAATATTGCTCGTCGTCCCTGAATGTTTCCCGCTTAGGTTCTTCCTTCAGCACCTGTGCTTGCTGCTGCTCTCGCAACTGCTGCTCAATGCGTCGGTGTACCCTGCGTTCCTCTTTCAAGAGCCGCTTTTGAATCAGCGCATCAACTTCAGCTTGTGTGAAGGTCTTTGCCAATTCTTCCTGCTTTGTTTCCACATCACCATCAGGCGCAGTACCGTCCGGGGTGTTTAGCTCGGTATCTTTTACTGCTTCCGATTCGGCAGGCGTGGGTAAACCCACTTCTTCAAGTGTCTCAGTTGACATGGGAGAAAGCCTTTCGGCTAGACCCTGTTAGACAGAACAGGTACTGCGTGGGCTTATGCCCTAAAGCAGCATTGCGACAATATGTGCAATGTGCTCATCCTCTTGCGCTTGCTTCATTTCTGAAACAACTTGCAAGTAGATTTCTTGATATGCCTTCTTATAGGCGTACCCTAATTGATCTAGTGCAACCCGCATATCACGCTCGGCCTGTGCCTTGGTGATCTTGGCTGTATCTACATTCTTGATTGCCTTGGCTTCTATCGCCTCTGCAATCTCTGGCTCCATTTCCTCTAGCTTTTGCTCAAGAGGTGGGCTTAGTAACTTGTGCCAGTAAGAACCCTTTTCATGGCGCTTAGGTGCCCAACCGTGCACCATCTGTATAGCGTCTTTGGGTGCTGGCCCAATCTGCGAAATACTTACCGCAATGTCATCAAGCGTTACAGCTAATGACTGGGTCTTGAATGGACTTGCAAACCCTTGCGTAATCGATACAGAGACAGAATCTAACGTTGCCACGAGTGATTGCACCCGCTTATCTGTCTGCGATATTGCTACCGTTACGCTATCTAACGTAGCTGCCAGCGACTGGCTATGCTTTGCAGTCTGCGAAACCGCTACTGTGATACCACCTAACGTTGCCGCTACGCTCTGACTGTGTTTTAGTGTCTGCGTGACACTTGCTGCAATCCCGTCCAGCGTGATCGCCAGGGATTGGCTATTACCGCCTGCTGCGTCAATCTGGAACGAGTTGTTCTGAAACGCGTTCGATTGAAAAGCAGTTGTCATCTCACACCTTTGTTAACGTAGCATGCAAATCTTGCGCCGCTTCCTTGTAGTTTTGCAATGCAAACTGGATGTACTCTTGGTTACGGTTTCCAAGGTCAGGCGTGAAGCTGTAGCCCCATGTGGCATCAAAGTTGCACGAATAGCCATCCTTATTCCACTTGATGTCCGTGTGCGGTGCTTGTGTGTCGCGCCATTCCTTCTTCAGGTAATAGAACGACATTTCAGCCACCGGGGGCCATTGGTGCGTTGGGTCACCGTAAGCACGGTTAGAGCACCAGTGCGGAACGATGATTGATGCCTTCGCACCTTTCTTCATCACCCTGCATAACTCATTGTAGAAATGGACTCGCTCATTGGCGGTCAAGTGTTCAACGAAATGGCTGGAAATCACTTCTTCAATCGAGTCATCAGCAAAAGGCCACTTTGCAGAGCCAATCTTCAGGACAGTATCAACGCCGTCCATCTTGTATTGGTCAACTCCGTGATAGCCTTCGCGCTTCTTGGAGCCACAGCCAATATCTAGCTTAGTAGGGGCAATCTTCTTAGTTACCAAACGTGGTCGGGAATCCCGCCTCTTTTTCCGTCGAGGTCATAGTGCCCGACTTTCACCGATGTATCAATCGCACAGCGATAACCTAACTTGCGAGCATTGCTCCAGAAGGCTAAATCCTGTGTAGCTACACCACCCTTTGTTTTTGTCTCAAACAATGGCCTTGGCAGGTTCTTATCGCGAAACATATCCAAGCGCCACAAGTTGAAACCCATGCCCGTTCCGCAGCATTCCTGCACCGTGTTGGGGATTGGAATCTGCGGACGAAAATTAAGCACTGGGTCTTTCGGGTCACCCCAGATTTGTGCACAACCGCCAGGCCCCTGCGTGAAGTACAGTCCGCCGATACAAGCGTATTCAGGATGTGCGTCCATTGCTTCCATGAGCTTGATGATTCCGTCACCCGGAGGCAAGTTATCGTGCTCAAGGGTCAATACATACTTCCATGTTGACAAGTCAGGATGCACAAGAATCGACTCGATAGCCGTGCTGAATGCGTGTCCTACTTCCATTCCAACAGCGAAAAGCCTTGTGAACTTTGCATTGGGTGGGGAGTACAAGTTCATCCAGCTTGCAACCGCCTTGGTAGGGATAGAACCGAAGCATGGCACTATCATCACGCAAGACATATCCTTGTAGCCGCCGTTCTTAGACAAGCGGCTAACAGTCTTGTTCAGGTCAGCATTGTGCTCACCGCCGTTGTAGCTACTGATGATCTGAGGTTCCATTAATTGTCTAATTGCAAGTACATACGTTGCTGCGATACGGCATTTGTCAGGCCGCTGATAGCTAGAGTCGAAGGCAAGCCATTGCTTGATGATGAATACACGCCCTGCGCCCAGTCGCCTACAAAGCTCGCATTGGTTGCTTCAATGGTGCTTGGACGGAGTTTTCCGATTGTCAGATTGTTGATTACCGACAATTCCAAGAAGCCAACCCGAAGCGGTGCAGTTGCACCCGTTGTTGCGGAACTCATCACTTGAGCAAACGCATAGTTGCCACCGGCAGTGATCGTGCTTGCGAAGGGCATGTAAAAGTGTTTGAAGCCTGTAAGAGCACTTTGCCCAACCGTTCCGGCGCTTGATGCTGTGAAACTGGTTGCGCCCTGTTGTACTGTCAAACCTGCACTCAAATTGCTAGAGTAACTAGCCTGCATGAAAATGCTGCTTGAAGAAATCAGGTTATAGATTGACGTAGATGCACCAGAGCCAAGCGAATACAGTCCGTAGCTGATTGTGTGCGCTGCCTGCGCACTGATAGAACTAGATGCGCTTGAGCCAGAGTAACGGCGCTCAAAGTTATTGAAGTTGATATTTACAGGAGCAATAAACTTCTGGAAGTAAATCGTACCCAAACCGCCAGTGCTGAATGCCGTGTTACCACCCAGCGGTTGGAAAACCTCATATCCGCCAATAGTCGCAGCAGCGCCACCGCCGCCGCCCGCGGCACTTGCTGTGATGTTGCTTGCACCATCCATGCCGAATGTGACTGTCGGGCTGTTGCTGAAGTACACAGTACCAGCGGTAACGGTCTGGCCTGCTACAGCGATATTCGGGCCAGTCTGGTTGATAACACCACCACCAGCAACCGACAGGGCGAAGTTCAATCCAACGGAGTTAAGCGTCATGCTGGCGCTGGCATTCGTTCCTGCGAACGTAGTCCCCACACCTGCGATATTCCCGCTTGCCACAGTCTGGTTTGTCTGCGCTGCGAATGTCGTAATCCAAGCTGGAACACCTACTGTAGCGCCTGCGCTATTGGTAGTGCCAACAACCATGTTCGAGCCACCAGTGGTCGTTGTGGCGAAGTTGTGGCTATGGTTTGACTGTGCTGCGGTTGTCAGGAACGCGGGAACGTTCAAGCTAATGCCTGAACTGTTCACCGTCCAGGACACACCATTCGCTGTAAGTGCTGTATTCAAGCCGACAGCATCATTGCTTGCGCGTGCCGTTGTCAAATATGCGCCCGGAGCTTGCGCCGTTGTCAGGAAAGCAGGCACAGCCATCAGTAAACCAGCACTATTCTGAGTCGCAGCTACCACCGCACCAGCGGCTGTTGTTGTCGTGAACCCTGCGCCTACGATATTGCCGCTGGCCTGCGTTTGGACAGTCTGCGCCACCGTTGCAGGGCCAACAATCGTCACCGTTGAACCGTTAGCCGACAACGTAATGTTATTGCCACCAGCCCAAACAATATCAGAGCCTGAAATCTGCGAAGTGCCAGAGGTGTTGCCACCCATGTTCAACACTTGGTTGTGGGCAGAATTCCAATCACTCGGACGTACAACGGACGTAGCTGTCCCGTCTGCTACCGTCTGCAAGTAATAGTGGCTAATTGACATTAGGGGTTGCCCTCAGTGATCGTGCCTGAGCTAGTAGTCACAACGTCAGAAACAGCGATAGTCGTGTTTGTGATGTTGATGTTTGCGCCACTTGTGCCAACCGTCAAACCCTCAATCACCATCGTTGTGCCGTCAGTCTTGAACAGACGCGCAATCGCAGCCGTACCAGCACCACTAGCAGTTGCATCGCCCACAGCGTTGAATGTCAGCACACCAGCAGCAACAGTCCCCAAAGTAGCCGCACAAGTCGAGGTATACAGAACCGCACCGTATGCCGCCGTGTACACAGTCAGCTTGGCAGTTGCTCCAGCCTCAGTAACGATTGCCGTTGCCCTTGCATTTCTGAGCGTGGTGTTTAGGGTAATCGCCATGTCTAGCTTTCAATCTTTTCGCCAACGAAAGAACCGTCAGCCTGTTTAACAATGCGAACCTGAGCCTGCTTAGGCTTGGCAACATGCGCCATCATTTCCTGATGACTTGCCATCAACTGAGCCAACATGGTCACAGCCTCGTCTGCTGCCGTTGGTGCATCAGGAACCGCAGGAATGTGCGAAATACGCGCAACTTCAATCTGTGTTGCTGATTGCAATTCAGCCTTGCGAATGTCAGCCGCTACCGTCTGTTCAATCTTGTAGCGTTCACGCGCATCCAGGGCACGTTGCTTCACCAATTCAAGTTGGTCTATCTGCTCTGCCTGTTCTTCGCTGGCTTCCTGTGCGTCCTCGATTTGGTCGAGTGCGTCACGCTTCTGCAATTCCAGCTTCAGCGAGATAGATTCAGCCTGTGCCTTTTGTGCGCTCAGTTCCGCCGCACCCTTGGCAATCTCTGCTTGCTCTATCTCTTGCTGCATCTTCTGAATGACGTGATCCATTTGCCCAATCTGGTCATGCATCTGGCCCATAGCCTGCTGAACCTGCGGAGGAACTGGGTCGGGTTGCTTGTCCTTGTCAATCTCTTGCTGAACAACAGGCAACAACGTCAACTTCAAACGCTCTGCCATTTCATCAGCCCCAGGCCAATCCATGTTCTTCACCAACTGGTCGCCAATGACTTGCCACAAAGCCGGGTTAGCTTGTGTCATAGAGGTCATTGCATCCAATGCTTCCATCCGACGAGTCGTGAACGATGGGCCTGACGTTGTATATACGTCGTAAGTACCAATCATTGGGTTAAATATGCGGTTAATCTCTCCCGCATCATCCCGGAACTCGCTGATAGCTTGATCGTGCTCAGGGTCAAGAATCGCCTTGTTAGCTGCGCCATCTTCACCAAGAATCCGTGCCACCCGCTTGGTGTCGTATATCTGCGGAATCATGTCCAGAATAATCCGGCCTACATGACGAATCGCACGCCCCAAGTTGTCAATGTAGTGATACGTTGCGTTGTCACCTTCACGCTGACGCGCCATGATTGCACGTCCAGACGTTTCATTCGACTTCTGGCCCAGTGAAGCATCGTATTGGCCTGTTTCAGCCTTGATGTCATCACTCGCACCCATTGCAATTTGATTCAGCCCGGCCTCAACAACCGTGGGCATTTGGCGTTGCGGCATTGGAATGGGGTCGCCATTCTCGTCCGTATGGTTGTACGGCAGGAATGCATGGTTGGCAGTGTTAGCCGTTTGCCATGTCTTTTCATAGCCTTCAACAGCTTCAGCTGGAGCCAACCAAGGCGCTTTAGGCGCTTGCATGACACGTTCAACAATCGCACTCTGCGCAACGTTGTACATGCGCTGACTGTCTTTGGCGTTGCGAACTAAGCCGGATATGT